GTTAGCTGGATTATAATGTAGTCCTTCAACTTGGTCTAAATCTTTATCTTCTGAACATATAATTTTAGAACCTTGTATAATACTAGTAGTAGCAAGGATTCCTAATATATCATCAGCTTCTAAATTGGGTTTACTATAACCATTATAATGTTTATAAATATAATCTTTACAAAATTTTAAAGTTAAAGGTTTTCTAGTATTAATTCTATTTAATTTATAATCTGGTAAAATAGAAGTTCTAAAATTATTCTTATCTGAAAAAGCACAAATTATTTTAGTACATTCAGTTTGTTCTTTTAAGTTATCAAAATAATTTTTAATCATAACTACACACTCATCTTCATCTGAGTGTAAAGTCCAAACACCATTGTCCCAACGTATTGGTTTTTCTGATACAGATGATAATTTGTAAGCAACTATATCTGCATCTACTATTAGTGTACTCATATTATGAATTTCCTTTTGGTTTAAGTTTAGATAAATCTAATTGTATTACTGTACTATCTGATTTTAAGAATTTAGCTCTCCAATCTGATTCTGGGTATTTAGATTTAACTTCTTCTGATATTGCTATTTTACCAAAATCTTCTGTAAAAGTTTCTATTGTCTTTAAAAAAGAACCTAGAATAGCTCCTATTTGAACAGATGGGCTTATTGACACTTGATAAGCAGTTTCTCTATCTCCTTTTGCTTCAAAGAGAGAATAAGCAATCTTATCATCTCCTACATCAGTCAATACTAATATTACTTGCATTGTTTTCTTTCTTTGTTAGTGAGTTTCCGACCAGTTGTTTCCCACACGGAAACTGGCACTAATAGGTACCCTAAGTTTAAAATGTTCTCCCGCTTTCTTTATGCTATCTACCGCTAATTGACCTACAAATTCTGCTTCTTCTTTTTTTGCTTCTATTTGAAATTCATCGTGAATAGTTGCTACTACCCAAGCATCTTTACCTTTTAAATTGTCCCATAATATTGTTAATGCTTTCTTCATTATAATTGCACCACAAGATTGTATTAAAGTATTTAAAGTTGCGTGATTACTTCTTACAGTTAGTATTCTTTGATCTAATGCTCTTAGAACTCCGTATGCTTCTATTTTTTCTATTATATCTATTTTAATTTGTTTTAAAAAAGGAAGCTGTCTATAAAATCTATCTAATATATTTTTAGCTTCAGCTATAGGACAATCAAGTATTTCAGATAGTCTTTTAAATGAGCTACCATAAAGTAAAGCATAAAACATTGTCTTACTTAATTCTCTAGATTTTAAACCCGCCGCTTCCATATTATATGTATGAAAATCTCCATTGATAATTAAATCAGCGTATTCTTTACCACCTTTGTAATTATAAATGTAATGAGCAAAACATACTGCCTCTAAAGATTTTGCATCTACACCAACCATTACTTGATTAGGTTTTGGTATAAATAATTCTCTAAATTCTTTTCCATATAAACTGTGTGTGTTAGGTATGTTTTGTAAATTTGGGTGTCTAGAGCTCATACGACCAGTAACCACATTGGTTATGTAAGAAGTATGTATCTTACCTTTTTTAACTACTTTTAAATATCCATTAGCACCTTCAGATAACATTCCTAATCTTTTTTCTATTAATAAATATTCATTTAATAATTTAGCCTCTGGGTACGGTAGACTAGACAATACATCTTCATTAATCATTGGTGTACCAGTAGGTGTAAATTCTTTTGGTTTCCAACCGTGTAAAGTTATTAATCTACTAGAAATATGTTGTCTTGAAGAAGGATTAAATTTTACTAATTTTGTTTTTTTAACTGGTACTCCTTTACTATATCCAAACTTCTTACTATTAACCTTAGGTATAAACTCTCCTAAATCTTCTTCCCAATCTATAAATGTTTTTTCTAATTGTAGTTTTAAATCATTATACTTAGATAATAACTTAGCTTGTAAAGATTGTGCTTTCTTCTCATTAAAATAAAATCCACGTAGTTCTTGTTCTTTAGTTATAAAAGATATTTTATGTTCTAGTTCAATACTCTCTTTACTGAATCCTTTAGACATAAACTTCTCATATAATTTTTTAGTAAGTTTTACATCTTGAATACAATACTCCAACATCTTCTCGTTAAATTTTTCAAAAGCATCTGGATTGTTTTGTTGATAATCAATTTTTTGAAATTGTAATCTTTCACCCCAGCTTTTTAAACTATGTTTACCAACTGCATTTTTAGATATTGAACCTCTTGCCAACAACTTAACATCAACGCTATTTGCGATGTCAGGGTAGATAAGGCGACTAAGACAAAGCGTATCGTGGACTAACTCTCTTTTATGAGAATAATTTAATAATTTATTGAGGACGGGGAGGTCATACCCAATACAATTATGTCCAACTATTAAGTTGTCGACAAGAAGTTTTGTTCCTTTCAGAATATCGTTTCCAGTAAAAGTAAATTCGTTATCGTTCTCGTCCACTATCACTAAACAATGTATTAGCGATGGGTCAAGTCCGTTTGTTTCTAAATCAAAAAATAAAGTTTTGGTCATTTTCCTCAATCATTCTTCCAGTTGTTGTGTCGTAGTTAACAGCAGATGCTATTCCAGTATCTCCAGCAAATCTGTTTTTTAATACACGAATAAGTGTTTTGTTTTCATTTTTATTTGAATTTCTTTCTAAAGAAACTACTGCGTCAGAAAGCTGTGCTATACTAGCACTACCACGAATATGCGAAAGAGAAACAGGAACACCATCAGTATGATCTTGGTTTCCATCTAATCTTTTTAAGTGGGCTACACAAATTAAACCTATATTTAATTCTTCTGTTAAAGTTCTTAACTTAGTAAATAATACATCTAATGCTTTTCTTTCATCTACAATTTGTAAACCAGATATTAAAATTGAAACGTGATCTAATATTATAAAAGAACAGTCTAAACCTTTTGCAAAGAATTTAATTCTAGTAAATACATTTTCTTGTTCTGTGCTTCCAAAGTTGTGGTATAAAAATACTTTACCACTACCTAAAGTATCTTTGTATGCTTGTTCAAGTTCATTAGCTGGTACATCAATAACTCCACCTAAATGAACACGTTTGTTTAAACTAATTCCTAAAATACCGTGAGAAGTTCTTTGTAAACTTTCTTCAAGACATATAACACCAACCTTGTGGTTTTGTTTTATTAGTGAGTATATAAGTTCCTTAGTAAATAAAGTTTTACCAACACCAGTTCCTGCACACACAGTAACTATTTCTCTTTTTCTTAAACCATATAATTTTTTATTTAAACCAGCAAATGGGTATTGAGCAATAGATACTGGTACTGGTTCTCTAATTAAATCCCATAAGTCAGTTCCAAACACAATACCATCTGGTCTATATTCTTTTGCTTCCCACATAGCTTTGATGACTTCTTCACCACGACCAGCAACAAGCATTTCGTTAACATCTTTTAATTCAAACGTAGCTATTTTACATTTACCTACTGTAAATAATTCTGCACATTCTTTAGCTGCTTCTTGACCGTGAGTATCTTGGTCAAAGAATAAAATTATTTCTGCAAAACTTTCTAACCATTCTAATTGTTTTTTTAATGCTTTAGCTGCACCATTAACGCCGTTAGGTATTCCCACAACTGGGTATTTATGATTAAATAATTGTGATAAAGATATTGAATCAATTTCTCCTTCACAAATACAAATCTTTTTACCACCTTGTTTCCAAAGTTGCTGACCGTAAAGTAAAACATTATTAATATTTCCAGTTGTTTTAAAAACTTTATTTTTGAATCTTAATTTTTGAAAATCTATTCTTTTATCTTTATCGTAGTAGTTAGCTATGTGTACTATTTCGTTATTAAACTTACCGACTTGGTAGTTCCATTTCTGGCAACTCTCCAACGTGATATTACGTTTGAGCAACGGAATAAAATTACCAAAAACCAAATCAGCATTTTGTTTAGCCTTTGGGTTATTGGACTCAATAACACCCGTACTGCCAGTAAAAGTATTACAGCTAAAACAAAAAGTATGCCCATCACTATATAAAGAATTAGCGTCACTAGACATACAAATTGAATTAGTACATGGTATATGCCTAACAAACTCGCTTTCAGTATTGTGTTCTCCCATAACTTTAATTCCTTGTGTTTCATTGTTTTATCCATTCAGCTGGGACAAATTTATCAGCGTACTTAATATTGTTTTTATCACACCAGTTAGCATAAGTTGTTTTAGATTTTTTATGTATTCTATTTCTAGAATTACCAAAAACAAATCTTATATCTAACTCGGGATTTTGTTCTTTCACTAAAAGGTGTTTCTTCCTGTCTACTGCAGTAAAATAACCTTTTATCTCTACCAAAATCCCATTATCCAAAAGTATATCTGGCTTGTATTTATGTTTCGTAGAAGGTTTTAAATACAATACTATTTTTTTTTCGTATTGAAAATTTATATTACGTTTTTTTAAATCATCAATAACAGTATCTTCTAATCCGCTTCTATAACTAGAAGTCGAATTTTTCTTCTGAAACCGAAACATTTTGAACTGGTACTATTTTATTAGTCTCAACATATTCAAAGCCATCTTCTTGGGCAAAACCAAAATTATCTTTAGCTTGGTTTGTTTCAACTAAGTTTAATAGTTGAACAGCTTGTAATACTAACGTAGCACCACAACCTAGAATATTTGTAAAGTATGGTCTAATCTGGTATGCAACTTTTATTGTGCTACCTGAATAAACAATTATAGGTAAAGAAATAACTTTTCCTTTAGCATCAAATACTTTTACTTTTTTTTCATATTCAACACCAGCTTTTGTTTTACCTTTAGCTTTTTGTTTAAAATGAAACTCAATTCCACCCTCTACTTTTTTATATGGTGAAAATTCAGATTTCTTTGTTGATTTATTTTTAGATAATTCAGAAACTACTTCCTTATTAATCATATCAATTATAGGTTTTGCTTCTGCTTCAGTTAACTTTAACTTAACATTGTAAACTCCGTTGGCATCAAATTTAGTATCTGGTGTAAACAAATACGGATAAAATGCAATACCAGCAGGTGTTGTATATGTACTTAGTTTTATTTTTTCCATTATTTTATTATTTGTTGTTAGTTTAAAGGTTTCCAAGATTTAACTTGTACTTCCAAGAGTACATCTTAGGTCGTACTCTTTTTGACCTATTACTTTACTCACTACATAAAAAAGTATTTGCTATCTATTACTTTAGTAATATCTAAAGTTCCTCTTTCAGGTGGTGGTTGTAGTAATGCTTTTTGTTTATTAGGTAGTTGTTTAGAAAAACCATCATATAATTTAACTAAATAATCTTCCGTAAATAAATCAACTACAGATTGTCTAATAAATTTATGTAACAAATCAATTTTGTTTGGAGTAGTTGCAAAACTATCGTGAACCATTAATAAATTTGTTATGGGTTCTGGGCTGTGTTTACAACGTAGTGCCACAGCTTGTGCTAAAGCACCATCTAGACTATGGGTAATATTAGGTGCTATACTACTTTGCATTTTTCTCACATCTAATTTATGTAATTGTCTACGTAAAGTTGTATAAACTAAAGAACCAGATATAGCAGTCTTAACTTTAAACTTCTGTAAATATCTATAATCTTGTGTAACTTTAAAGCCCATGGGCGTAGTCCATTTCATACATAAGTTAGCTTGTGCAAATAACTTAGCCACATTTTGAAACCAAACCATTAATTCAGATGCCTTAGGTACTTGTTGTTGTATATGTCTCCAATTTATATTAGCTAACCATTTACAATCTTGAAAGCCATCATCTTTTAAAACCTTAGGTTTACCTAATTCTAATTGTTTTTTATATTCATCAAAAACCTGTTCACGAGCTCCAAATGGTTTTAACCCGTACACATACGTCATAATGTTTCGCTTTACGATATTTCTGGTGATGCCAAATTGCAACCAACGGTTAGCCTCATAAGAACCTTGACCCGCTAATTCTTTAACTTCTTTAAGAACACTATCAGCAACAATTGTATAAATATCCTGTGGCTTATCTGATGGTGTAACATTTACTTTCCAAGCTGTTTCATAATCTCTAGCTAGTATACTTAAAATTTGTAGCCCACTACAAGTAGCGTCCATAGACACAGGAAGGTTGCAAACATAATCTAACCCGTGTTTTTTGTATTCTTTTAAATGAAAACAAGTTTGTAAAAACTCCATTGGTTTATCTGCATCACCCCAACCCCTGTTTTCAAAAGGATTATCAGCGTAAGAAAGCATAAGCTCAAAATTGTCTTCTGTGTACTTAACCCGAGCATCAAATGTTATTTTATCATTACCAAACGTGTTGGCTGCGTGAACAAACAACCAATACTTACCCCTGTCTCCAAGTCGTTCACCATTTTTAAAACATATAACACTTCTAATTTTTTGGTCAGATTGATAACTCAAATAATTACCTACAGTATATATTCTACCTCTTCTATCCATAAACAAAACAAGATAAAAAACATTCTCATCTAAGTATTCTTTTATAATTGATATGGCTATAGATGTAGAAAGAACTTTTGAAACTCTAGCTATTTCATTTTTGTATTCGTTGGTACAATCCCTTTTATATTTAATTAGTGCTTCTTTATCTGTGTTTACTAATTCAGTTCTTATAACATTTTTAGGTTTATTGTTTTCGTTTAATAAACTTTCACGAGTTGGAAAATGACCTATACCTAAATCTCTATCCCATATAAATTCCATAACCTCAAACATAGTTTTATCTATTTGGAACGGAACATTTTGTAAGTGATTTACTGCTTCATAAAAATCTTTATGACCTTCTTCTTGTAATTCTTTTAAATAACTAAAATCATTTGTCTTAACTAAAGGTTGTTTAGATAAAAACTCATTATAATAACCACCATTGAAAGGACTGTTGTGCCACTCCTTAGGTTTTGAAACCATAGGCTTATAATACGGGGTTAATACACTACACTCAAAGTTCTTTTGATCTACCTTGTCTTTTATTTCTTTCTTAAATTGTAGGAAATTTACGGTTTTGTTACGGGCTATGTTAATACCAATTACTTCACATAAACCCGTACTTTCAATGAGTAAATCAATAAGTTGTTGACCTACTAA